CGTTTCCTTGTATAGCTCGTTCCATGGTTTATTGACTTGTTCGTATTCAGTATCCATGAACTGGTTAGATTCAAGAAGCCCCTTAACTACGCCACGATCAATGGTGTGTTTCTCCGTGCTGCTCGTGTAATGTGTACAGTTGCCGCCCCATTGGTCAAATTGACCCAAGAGATGGTACCAGGCAGTGATGCGACCGTTACTAAAGCCGTGCTTGCTGTGGCAGCGCCAATAGCATCAATTGTTGTCTGCTCAGTGAAACTCGCGCCCCCAGATGTGTTGAGCGTCGTTGCGCCAGTAGATACGTACATTATGTCCACAAGGAAAATCCCAGTGGACCTGAACGTTAGAGTAATAGTGGTGGCTGTTTTAGAGATAATTGCATAATTAGGCCCTGCCCTATTAAAGAGCACATCCGCAGCATCAGTTTGCAAAGTCTCTATTAATGTCGAGGGTGGTTGGGGAGCAAACAAGGTGACACTATAGGTGATAAACAAATCGCCACAGGCATTGGTTGTACTACCACCGTAAGTGGCAAACCCCAACTGCCCGAGGTCGATGAGTTTGTGGTCCTGAGTTGAACTATCATCACAGAAGCGCTTGATGCGATCCACGGGTATGTTCAAGACCGTCTCACCCCACGGGGGTGTTTCCTTAAGCACAGGGTAATTCGCTAGTTCCACCCGATCGGATGGTTCAGGATCTGTAGAGTCTTTGTCCCAATAGATTCCCACTCTGCCGACCTCTGTAGTGCCACACATGGGCACATACTGGACAGCTACCCGATTGAATGAGTACTGATCAAAGTTGGCTGCTATGGAAGGCAGCCATGAGAACAGATTTCCATTCAACGGATTGAGTTGGTACAAGTTACCAGTCACTCCACCATTGACACTAAAACTAGTTGAATTATTCACCTGCGTCAGGTATTCCCGATGTGTTATAGTGACAGACCCCGCAGTCGTCCCACTAAACTTTGGCCTACGGCCATTGAGTTGTCGTGACACTGCTACAGGTGCCATTATCGCCCCTCCCATGCCTCCAACATGGCTCACCATCTGATTATTTCTCTGATTGTATCTATTCCTGACGGCTTTCACCGATTTCTTGCCTAAGTTTACGGCTGTATCCACGATTGCATCTCTGTTGCTCACTGCATACGCTTTCAAAGCCGTAGCCGCTGCAGTAGCGGCCATGCCGGCCAACTGTTTCTTTGAGAGTGCGAGAGCATTATTGTTATTTCTTACTACCATTGTCATGTCGTCCTTGTGCGCTTGGTCAAGCTACGGCGGAGTCAAGGATGCTGGG